CAGGTTTTAAATAACTAGCAAAATCAATTGAGCCACTGAATGCACTTTTAAACATGTTACTGACTCCAGATTTGACTAATGGAATCGCAGCATCAATAAAAGTAACCAATGCGCCAGGCAATGCTTTAAGAATATTGCCAATCATTGGAATAAAGTTATTGAATAAGAAGTTAGATGTAGTTTGAGCCAATGCTTTCAAGGATGGTTCAATATCACGTCCTAACGCAATATTCCCAAGAACATTTTGGGCTGCAGCTTTCATTGAATCAAATGATCCACTAAAAGTAGAAGCAGCTTCTTTAGCAGTTGTTCCAGTAATATCAAGATTTTCTTGAATTGCATGGATAGCGTTATAAACATCAGACAAATTATTAATGTCATATTTAACACCAGTTAGCTTAGTAGCATCCTGAAGCAAACGTTGCATTTCTTCTTTAGTACCACCATAGCCTAACTTCAAGTTATCCAACATGGTGTAATTCTGTTTGGCAAAACCTTGATAAGCATTTTGGATATCACCCATATTACTACCGAACTTATTGGCATTATCAGACATATCAATCATTGCCATGTTAGCAACCTTAGCTGCTTTACCAGTATTACCACCAAGTGACTGCAACAAACTAGCTGAGAAACTAGTTACATTTTCCATATAGTCATTAGCAGACATACCGGCCGTTCTATACGCCTGACTAGCATACTGCTTAACCTTACCGGCAGACTTTTTAAAAATTGTCTCAACACCACCTAAGGACTGTTGAAGCTTAGCTCCTTCAGTGATTGATGCACCAATGGCTTTACCGATTCCAGCAGTTACAATTGCCGCTTTAACGACTGAAATAAGTCTTGAACTGAGTGATTCACCAGCACTTGAACCTGCCGAAGCAGCTTCAGGATCTAATTGACCTTTGATTGAGCCTCCAATCCCTTTAGCAGATGGAATAATTTGAACGTATGCTTTTCCTAATTCTGTAGCCATTAATTATGTCCTCCTTTCTTCAAAAGTCGGTTTCTTTCCTTTTCAAAATCCTCACCTGAATTAAATACGATTTCTTTCTTTTCTTTAGGTTCTTCAAATAGTGATGACCAAAGAACCGGCCTATTTCGACCTTTTTGGGCATCCTTGGTTTTAGACCAAAGAAGTAACTTCAAATTGTCTGCAACAGACATCAAAAGTATCTGATTTAAATCAAATTTCTGATTTCTCATCTTCATTTTGATTCTCGAATCATCTTTCAAACCTAAAGAAAAAACAGCTACCTTGGTTAAAGGTAACTGTTTTAAGTCGTATATTTGATATGTTTCTGCTAAGTCACACATAAGTGCATCCTTATCAATTTTTATCATGTAGGCAAGGACTAAGAGTTTTTTACTTGGCTTTGAGCTTCAAAAATTTCTTGAATTTCAGCAGTCATTTTTTCCATTGAAATCAAGCCTTCTTTATCGGCAAGATGTTTCTTTAATTTTTCAGTTTGTTCTTTACCAAACAATAATTTCAAAACTTTTGGCATTACCAAAGGGTTATCTTCCACATCACTAATTGCTTCCAATAACTCATAATTATCCAAACGCTTTTCAGGAATAATATAGTTAAATCCTGATTTAGTTTTACCCTTGATCATATTAATTATTCTCCTTCGGTTCCAACTGATGCAGTAGGTTTATTAATATATTCGTAATGATTTGCACCTGTTTTATCTGGTGAAGCAGTAAAAGTTGTTTCAAATCCAACAGCATCCTCATCTGTATAACTGATATCACCAATCTCTGAAATAGTACCGTTAGGAATAACAATACGCTTGAAAATTCCACCTTTAAGAACCATATCAAATACTAAGATATGTGGTTCATATTCATCGGAATTGGCTACAATTTTAATTCCTGATTCCATATCTCCAGTGACATTCTTTTCACCATAAACTTCTTTAAGAACATCAATATTCATAGACTCGATTAGCGTGTATTGGAATGTATCTTCCTTACCTTTTTGAACAACGGCTACTGTATCACCGCCCCAAGCCTTGATTGAATCTGAATCAGGGCTATTTGTATTGGTTAAACCATCTTCTGAAATATATCCAAGTGCTTTATAAGAAGCATCCAACTTAGTAATTGAATCGGTAGGCAAAACAGTCCCAAGTGGTGCTGAATAAGCGGCACCACCGATTTTTGGTTTAGCAACTGAAACATTTTGTGTATCTGACATTTATTTTTCCTCCTAATATTTAAAATCGTAAATCGCTTGATAGCGATATTCTTTCGTTTCCGGATCAGTAAAGTTATAGTCTGAATTCAATTTAGCTTTACTGATATCTGTAAAATAAATCATTTCATTTAAACAAGCTTTTACTTTTACATTTAACTTTGCAGCTTCGAATAGTGAAGGTGCATAACTTTGAAACGCAAACGTTCCACTATTAATATGATTACTTTCAGCCCCACCAGTTTTTTCAAATAGAACATATGTCTCTGGTGGATTTTCTGGACGCTCTAAAAAAGACGGCACATTTAAGTGACTGTCTAAGTAATCTTTAATCGTTTTCTCAATCATTAATGCACCGCCTTTAGTAGCGTATTGTTTTTTAAGTTGTCACGTCTAGCTTTATAACTATCAGCGTAAACACTAGCATTTACACGACTTTTACCAACATAAGTATCTTGAGCATACCCATCACCTGCTGATTTTCTAATCTCACTAGCATGTTCTTCTACAATACTTTGCATTGCTGCAGATTTAAGTAATTCACCAACACCACCATGATTAAGTACAAATTTATTTTTAGCCATAATATTCCACCGTCACTTTCTTGTTCCAGTCAAGCGGAATCATATCTTCAATTCCTTCAAGTGGAACTCCAACCGTCCGCCATTTCTTTCCAAAGAATTGAACTTCTTTATTGGTCCAATCATGATCATCGCCTTTAGGAATTGCCAAATCATAAACAATCTTTTTACCAGTCAAGTTTAATTGATTAGCAACATCATCAGTTGACGTTGGCGCAACTAAAACATTTTCAACCTCAATTGATTCAGTTTTATAAATTGGTTCACCAAATGGATCAGCGCCACTCTTTACTTTATCAATCAAAGTTACCGTTATTCCGTGGATTCGTGTCATAAGGTTCCATCACCCCGTATCTTTGCCGGCGTAAGCCTAACCTGGTTAATTCTGAATTTTTAATAAACAATCCACCGCCAGGAACAAGATAAGAACCAGACCATGAATATCCCATAGCTGCTTCACTAGCTTGTGTCATAGGTTCCTGTTCAGTTGATGTCATTAGAGTTCTTGCAACAACATCCACGGTTACAGATTGAACTACTGTGGCATAAGATAACCGCTCTGCAACCATCTTATCAAGGTCCTTACCAACTTTGAGAGCTTGCTCTCTTAATGAGTCAGAGACTACTTTAAGCAGTTTGGTGGCACGTGGAATTTCATCAGGTTTAAGCTTTCGCCACATTACTTGTAAATCATCAATCGTAGCAAAATCATCCATGACTATTTCTTACCTTTCATCATCAAATCATAAAGAATTTCTTTCTTAGCATTGGAATCGTATTTGATTCCAAATGCATCCAATTCTTGCATAATTTTTGCTTTAGTAATTCCTTCGCTGTCATCATCGTTTGATGTTGTGTCAGGAACTGGCTTAGACTTAACCGTCGTTTTTTTAACTTTATCTTGAACATTGTTTTCATCAGCAGGAACCCAGTCCCCGCCTCTGATTCGTGAAGCTACATCAATGATCACTTTCGTTTTAGAATTTTGATATTTCATTTATTTATGCCTCCGCTGGTTTAATTACACGTGCAAAACTATTATTATCCATAATTCCCCAACCAAGATATGTTTCAGAACGCAAGTAAACTTGGTTATAACCCTTTAAATCTTGGCCTGAATTGTCTGGATCACCATATTGAATTACTTCCATCGGAATTTGTTTAGCAAATCCCCATTGGAACATATTAGTAAAGTCACCCAAAATTGCGTAATCTTTTGAACCACTTGCAACGGTATTATTTACATCTGTTTGCAATCCATTGATTGAACCAGGATTGGCACCCCAAGCTAATGTTGGGAATAAACGATTATTACTGTTATCACGCATTTTTGCTAAAGCAGATGAAAACTGTGTATCAATTGCCATACCAGAAACCACACCATCTGAACCTTGAATAGCTGAAACTGCATCTTCAATATTTGAATCTGGATCAGCTTGCTTAAAATCAACAGTTTGTGTAACCTTTTTATCAAAACTATTATCACCAATAACAGCTGATACTTCTTTAGTTCTTGGATTTACACCATGGAAGGCCATCAAGTCTAAACCACGTGCTAATTTCTTAGCATATCCATCATTAAATGCTTTCAAAATATCAATTTTTTCTTCATCCGTGGCATAAATGAATTCATCAGAAACACGGGCGCCATATTCCACCTTAATGGGAACAATCGTTACT